AGGGATAGCAAAAGCCGCCCATCTGATATTCGGCGTCCATGCCGTCCGCGATGGCGTCCAGCGTTAACGGCTCGCCGCTATTGCTGGCCATGATGCAGGCCGCGCAGAAAAAGTCGGGGATGATCCCGCAAGCTTCCAGAATGTCGCCGGGCCGGGCCGATCCGATGCGACGATCCGCGGCAGGGTTTAGGACACGATCCAGCACAAAGTCGCTGGGGCGGATTTTCAAGGTGTGAATGTTTGCCATGGTTTGGCCTCCGTAGGTTTCAAGTTGCCGGGCTTGCCCGCCCGGTGTCTGGGATTATATGCGATAACTTTTATAAAAGTAAACCCCCATAAAAAAGGACCGCCCGAAGGCGGCCCAGTCACTACGGCGGCGCGGTAGTTTTATGCTGCGACCTTGTCCAGCAATGCCCCCGCTTTACGCTCGATTTCTATGCGGGCGTCTTGGTGGGGAATGTCGCGGGCGATTGCGGTAATCGCTTGCGCTGCATCCCATACGGTTTCAACAGGGCGGCCCTCTTCCTCGATGTGGCGGGCTGCCGCTGCCTTGGCCAAACGTCCAGACAATCCGGCGCGTTTAGTCAAAAACGCAAGGCGGTCGTCGTCATCGCTCGCAACTTTGGCGGCCTTGGCTGCCTGCACACCCTCGACAAAAGTCGCTGTCGATCCATTGGCAAACGATTGCAACGCAGGGCGGGCCTCCGCTGCGAAGCGATCCGGCGCGAATTTAGTGTGACGGATTTTAATTTCGTGGAAATTTTCAACGCCCCAAAGGTTGCGGTTCATACAAACCCCGCGCAGATACATCGCCGCAATGCCTGCGGTCTTGCTGCCCGTCTCACTGTTCCAAGCGTAAAACCCGCGGAACATCAAATCGGGCTCGCCGTTGGCAAGCTTGCCCACCTCGATGGGGTTGCGGTCGTCAACAAGGAAAACAAAAACGTCGCGGTCGGATGCAAACAAAGTCGTCGTTTCCATGCTCACGGGGATTTCTGGATCATAAACGGCCAAACCGTTGCGGCTGCCGGTCATCATGCCGGGCACTTTCCAGCGACCGCCAGACGCGTCAACCAAGTTTTTGATCGGTTCCAAAATTTCCCAGTCATAAATCCGGCCATAATCGGGGCCAGTTGCTGCCCGTAGTTCGCCGCCGTCTTGTTGGTGCCCGTAAACTTTGACCAGCTCGCGGCCTCGGTTATAGCGCAAACCCCATTGGATACAGTCCGCCGCCAATGGCGCGGGCAAGTCTTTTAAATATCCAGACGGTGCGCCCGCCAGTTGGGCAAGCTGTCCAAAGCTCCAATTGGTCGGGGTGTTGATATGCTCGCGACCGTTGTCGTCGTCATATTCAACAAAGATATTTCCGGCGCTGGGGCTGCCCTCGTCGATGTCGCCAACAATTTTCATTTTGTGGGTGTCGACTGTGCGCGACGTCATGCGGTGGGCGTCGATTTTTTTATAGGCCAGCATATCATCAAGCGATAAAAACTTTTGATCGTCTGGGCGGCTAAACCACTGCGACGAAACTGCGCTGTTTCCGATACCATGGGCGAAAGCGTTGGTTGTGTAAGTCATGATTTTTTTTCTCCGTAGAAAGTTAAAAAGGCAGGCCATTGCCCGACCTGCCTCTGAACTGTCGCATAAAATCCCATAGGGCGCAACATAATTTTTAAAAAAGTTATTCCGCGCCAATATCGCCCGCAACATGGTGGCGGATGATCGACCGCGGCGGCAGTGACTTGGCAAAGCGCCGCACCTTTTCCGCGTCGGTCTCGTCGGGCTGGTCGCTGTTTGCGGTTTGATCCCACCAAATCCGGCAGTTGCCCGCGTCGGCATAGCATCCCCCGCGCTGGGTCGGATCGGCTGCCTTTTTCTTGCTCGGCCCATGCGCTGTAAATCCGATGATGTAATCACGATCCCGACGCGCACAAAGTGGATCGCCGTTTCCACACTGGGCGCAAGATATGTCGCGATATTCTGCGGGGCATCTTACAATGGTTTTTCCGTGGGGTGCTGCCGTCTTGCGACCGTGCCAAAATGTTTCGGGCACGACCACCACCGTCGGAACATAATCCGCCGCAATGTTGGCGTTTTCTAAATATTCCGTTGAATAGTTTATAACCGTCTTGCCCTCCCAGTGATTTCGAAACCACTGGTTCCAATGAAAATGCGTGTAGGTAAACGAGACGCCCTTGGGTGGTACAGCATCCAACAACGCGTCAAAATATTCCCAATCTATTTCGGCCGCGCCTTTACCACTGCAATTCATTTTGCAATCGCTTGGGCAAGTTGCGTATTTCTCGCCACTGCCCGCCCGATAAGTTACCGCGATGCCTTTGGTTTTTTTGGCCCGACTAATTTCTACAGTCTTTAACATGGTTTGCCCTCCGTAGGTATAAGACATATCGCATACTATACGACATAAAAAAGCCCGCAGTCAAGCGGGCAATTTTTTCAAAAGTTATCTTCGCCTTTTGCGGATGCGCTGCTGCGGTCGTTTCATCGGTCGCCCCCGCTTTTGTTTCTCTTCCCATTCGCGGACCTTTTCGGGGCCATGTTTCAGATATGCCCAAAGCTTTGCAATTATCATCATCCGTCGTCACCCTTGCCGTTTTCCGGTTCGTTTATGAAAGTTCACAATTCTCCCGCAAAAAGGCCCCTTCAATCCTTCGCAAATGTAAAAGTCTGGGGTCTCTGTGAGAATTTTATACAAGTTCAAATTCTCGTCTCTGTAATACCTTTCCATCATCCGTCGTCCCCCCAGTCTTTTTGATCCCCGCGCTCTTCGGCTTGCTCATATCCCGCACGATAGGCCGCAATCTCGTCTTTGGTCATGTCGCGCATGTCGACACGGTCGCTCGTATAACTGCCGCCTTTGTAATAGTGCGGCGTATATCCACGGCCATACCAAAAGTCTGCGCCGCCCCGCTCAAACGGGCCGCCGTGGCGTTCGTCGTATTTCTGATCCATCACGCGGCCTCCAGTTCAAGACCGGCACATGCCATGGCGTGGCGAACGGACGCGGCATAGATGTCAAACGCATCTTGCTTGCGCAGGTTTGAGTTGACCTCCAGCCCGTATCGAACGGCATAGCCAAAAGAAGTTTGGAACAGCTCAACCGACGCTGCCCCGTCGATTTCCGTTTTCATCAGTTGTTTAAGCATCTCATATCCTCCGTAAGTTAAAAGAGACTATGGGATGTTATGCGATTATCTGGGACTTATCAAGCCAAAAATTGTTTCCCAGTCGGGATCGCCTTCACACTCGAACAGCGGCTCGACCTCCATGCCTGCCAACTTCAGGTCCATTGCGGCGCTGCCCGGATACAAAAACACACGCTGCGGCATAGTTTTTGTTTTCTTTTTCAGCACCAAAACCCACGCACTGGCATGAGCATGGTTTGAAAGCCAAGCGACTTGGTGGGGACGCAGCTCGACGGCTTTGCCCCCCGTCGCCTTCAGCTCAACAAAATGAAAGTCTCCGTCTTCGTCACAAAGCAAGACGTCAGGCACCCCGGGCATCGCCCACGTTTCAAGCCTCGTCGCTATAATCTTCCGCGAACTCTTCGTCAGCCCCCGCTTCATCATTTGCCAAAAGTCTGACTCGCGCTTTGTCGCGGTTCTGGGAATTGTTTTGTCCTTCGGGAGTAACGTCGATAGTGATCGGGGCATATTGGTTTTTTATCTCTTCAAGGGCCTTCAGCACATCTTCCTTGCTCATGCTGTCGATGCTGCCGTGGCGGATTTCTGATTTGCTTACATAGATGTCGCCCTGCGCTTGCCCCCGTCGATACTCAGCTTGGACTGCTGCCGAATATGCGCCGTTCTGCAAAGCCATATCACGGATGGTCTGCAAATCTCGCAGGTGTCGTTGGTAGGTCACGCCAAACTTTTCGTCCAGTTCGGCGCGATAAGCTTGGATGGCTGCAACAACATGCGGGCTTATGTGTGGATTGGTTAGCTCATAGGCCCGACTATGTGCAGAGCTTGCGGGATAGCCTGCATTTATGGCCGCTTCCCTCATTGTGATCTGTCCGTCTTTCGAGACAAGCTCTTTTACAAACAGCTCTTGCTTGCGTGTCAAAGGTTGGGCCTTGGTAGCCCGTGGTCTTCCGCGTTTTCTTACAGGGGCCACAGGTGTGGATTTTGCGGTGTCCCCTTGTCTTCTTCGAGCCATGGCATTCTCCAGTTAATTAGAGGTAGTTTAGCTTAAATTAGCCCCTTTGTTTATATAGAGCCAGAAAAAAAATTCGAAAAAATTTTCCCACGACCCCCTTAACGCAGTCTTGCCCCTTGCTGGTTACACAAACTCTGGTTTCGTTACATTTTATTTTTTCTGTTTATGAAACTTGTAAGTCTATATATATAAAAGACTTTTTGTCCAAAGTTACACGGTTACGCCGGTTACGGGCATATTCACTTTCACCTTCGGTTTGGATTTGAGGTTCTATATATAAGAAAGCGTGTTTCTAACAAGACCCGTGGTCCGCGGTTCATTGTGCGCTCCAGACGCTCATGTTGTCGTCGAGCATTTTTTTGAGGCTTTGTATTCTGGCGATTGATCCGTGGGCCAAGTTCCGTGGTTGGCTTCTAGCGAACGTAGCGACCCAAGACGGGGAGGTTGGTGTGTGCATGACGTCAGTGAGGGTATGTGCGACTGCTTCGAATACGTCGCGTTGTGTTGCGCCGTGTTCGACTTCTCGTGCGATTTCTGCGGTCAGTTGCAATTGGATGGAAGTGATGTAGTCGATGGTATCGATCATGGGGAGAGCCTCCGTGCAGGATTATAATTTAATAAAATATTATTTTATTTTTACACGGAAGGCAAGTTGTTTAGAAAGGCGGCTCTTGCCCCGCATACTCGGGTTTCCACGGTGTTGGTTTGTGATCCGCGGGTTTTGAGGAAGAGGTAGGGTTCTTAGGTTTTTGTGGCATGACGCCGAGTTTTTGCAGCTCGGCTTCGATGTGTGGTGGTGGATTATTCATCTGGGTCGTTAAGCATGGCGTATGCTGCGATTGCGAAGATTAGGATTATTCCGACGGCGGACAGTGTTTGGGTCATTGTTTGTTTCTTTCATGTTAGTTTTTTGGACCATCCGCAATTGAAGCAGTAGACGCGGAGTTTGGATTTTTCTGTTTTTACGAGCAGGCACGGTCTGTGTTTTTTGGCTCGTGTTTCGGAGCATTGCGGGCAGGTTGTTTTATTTTTGCCTGTTGGTGGTGGTTTGATGTTTTCGAAGAGCAGGATTTTTTCCATTTCTTTCCGATCCATTGGCTTCCTCCCACGGTGCTTTTGGCATTGTGATTTTTATTCCGCCTGCTTGTCGTGTTCTAAGGTTTTCGGACGATGCGATGCGCATTTTGAGGGAAGTGTCGTTAGCGCGTGGTCGGTGTTTGTGCATTGGTGCTGTCATTTTCGCATTTCCGACAAAGCGCGGGACAGATCGAGCGACGCGCGTTTTACGGCGGCAGTTTCCTTGAACCCGGTGATCTCCATATACCTGCGAAAATGTTCGTCTTTGTCATGTCGTTCGATCAATTCGTCGCACCGTTCGATAAATCGCAGAGCTTCGCTTCTTGCACGGGCAATTCTTTCCTGTTTGGTTTTATACATCGTCATCACCTTCCTCGTCATCGATGTCCCATAGCTCGGGTTGTTCTGGTTCGAGTTCGTCTTTCCAGACTACGCCGATGACATATGTGGAGTTGAGGCAGATGGTTGCGTCATCGTCTTCGAGGATGATGTGGACGTATTTATCGTCCCAAGCCCATGTTTTGACGTCTCGATAGACCAGCGGTTGGTTTTGTCCTGATGCTGGGTGCATGTTTACTGTGAGTGCTTTCATTTTTCGTCCTCATACTGTTCGGTAAGGCTTTCGCCTATTTTCTTTTCGGTTTCTTCATCGACGAACGTTGCTCGGGTCATTGGCTTCGTGCGGAAGAACCCTTTGTACTGTGGGTGGTAGTGCATGAAGAGCCGAGCGTAGAGCGCGATGTAGTCATTGCTGATTTTGTAGTCGTCTCCGGTGGTGACGATCATGGTCTCCCACCGGATGCGATTAACGATTAGCCAAGCGGACAAGCGAGAGTGTCCTCGCTCGATAGCTTGGAAGGTGAAGCGTTCGAAGAGTTTGTAGAACTCTGGGTTTTGTTTGTGCCACGCCCACCATTTTTCTTTGAGGT